GTAGCTAAAGGCCTCACTCCGGGAGTTCCGGGGCCTCACCCACGCTGAGGACTTCCTGAATCGTCCCGTCGCTATCCTCCACTTTCGTGAAAATGCCCTCTTGGAGCGTTTCAATTGCCTCGCCAGGGGAAGTCGCATACACGATGTATGTCCGCTCAACGAGTTCCTTGACAGTTATCGCCCATCGCTGCATGACGCCTCCTACGGCACGACGCAAAGCACGGCCTTGGCCGTTCCGCCGCCATCGAGCATCACCGTCTCTTGGGTCGCAGTTGCACCAGCAGGGCACGCAGGTCCGGGAGCCCCATCCTGACCATCTGCGCCGGGAGCGCCATCCTGCCCGGGAGCCCCATCCTGACCGGGCGCGCCATCATTCCCCTGCGGTCCAGGATCACCAGGCGGTCCGGGGTCGCCCTGAGGGCCGCGCTTGCCGGTCTTGCCGGTCTTGCCGCGCGGTCCGCGCACAGTCTTGACTTTGGCCTTGGCCGCAATCGGCTGAGTTACAGGCTCCACCTTGTCGGCGATGGCGAATGCCGCGCACCCTAGCAGCAGGCAGACTGCCAACGCGATTGCTTGTCTCATATTGCCTCCACTAGTAGTGTGAGAGCCCCGGCGTCGGCCCCCACTTTAGAAACCACGCCGGGGCTCTCAGTTGGATCAGGCAGCTGCCGTCGGAGCCGGAGCCGCGTCGTCAGACGGGCCGGTGTCGAAGGTGCTGCGTCCCTGGATGCAGTCCTTGGCAACCAGGGTCACGTTGGGCCTGAAGAACCCAGCGCGGACCTGAACGACACCGACGCAGTGGAAGTGCCTCACCCGGAACTTCCGCACGATCTTCGTGTGGTGCGGAGGGTTCGGCCCGCCACGGGTGCTGCTGATGTGGACGCGTGAGAACCCGAGGAACACACGGTCACTGATGTCTGCCGAGAACAGACAGTAGAACCTCGGGATGCGCGCAGAGGTCTGCTGCACGCACGCCGGCACATCCGCCGGGGCATCCAGGCTCGCCCTGCCCTGCGCGTCGATGATGCTCCGCGCGTTCCGCTGGACGTAGTTGCCGGTGGCGGTCTGCGCCCCCGACTGGTCCAGAGTGGGAGCCTGGGCGGACGCCCCGGCCGGGATCAGCAGCATGGCCGAGAGTCCGGCCAGGCACAGCAAGCGACGCATTGTCGCTCCTTTCTGGCGCCATTGTGGCGCCGTTGTGTTGGGGTACTTCACTCGGTGACCGGAACGTTGATCCCGGTCAAGTCACCTTCGTTGCAGACAGCGTACTGCCTAACGAAGTGAAGCTTGCCCTTCTTGATGCGGACGGCGGCTGAGCCCTCACGGATGCCCTTGAAGCTCACCTTCACCTTGCCGCCGTTGACCTTGACGTTCTTGACCTTGCTGCCAATCGTCACCGTCACGGACTTGGCGCCCTTGAATGACTTGGGCAGCGTGATAGTGACCGACCGCTTGGACTTGCAGCGCTTGACGCTCTTACCCTGATCGCCAGGCTGACCGGCAGTCCCGCCCACTCCTGGAGTTCCAGCGGGACCGGCGGGGCCAGCAGGCCCAGGCGTGCCGGCAACGGGCATCGGGATGCATGTCGTCGGGTACTCGAAGATGGTCTCTTCGTCAGTCTCCTCGCCATCCTGGAAGGTCATCTCAGTGACCGTGAATCCCGGCACGCCGATCTGATCTGCAGGACAACTCGCTTCGACCAGCGAGAACTGGAGCTTGCCAGTCATTGGCGGCGTCGGCGGCTCCTCAGGATTGCCGCACGTCTTATGCCCGTGGCCATCGTCGCTAGGCTCCTTGTCCTTGTTGCGGTCGTGCTGCTTGAAGTAGTTGGAGCCCGTCGGCACATCGATCAGGTCGAACGTGTCGTCGCCGTGACCGTGACAGACCCACTGCTTCCCTGCGTCCGCGCTCGCGCTCCCCACGGCCACCAGGCTGATTGTTACGGCGATTGCCGCGACATATCCCTTCATGAACCCTCCCTTTCTTCCTCCAATTGTTCAATCAAGATGTCAAGCGCCTCCGCAGCCCGCTCAACAAAGTACGTCAAGGCATGACAGAGTCGCGTCACCTCGCGGTCCCGCTGCTGTACGAAATTCGGCGGCAAGCCGCTTGGTGGCGGAGGCGGTTGAGTTGGTCGTCTACCCCTAGCCATTGTAGTCCTTGAAGATTTGTCTGTGAATGTCCATGACGTTCTTCGTCGTCACAGCCTTCCCCTCAGTTGCCTCGTGAATCTTCTCCTCAATCGTTCCGATGGAACGGTAGTAGTAGGCAGTTACTTGGTGGATGCGCGAGATGCGGTGAATTCGATCTTCCAGCTGTTCCTGATCGTCAGGGTCCCATGTTTCGTCAAGAATGTGAACCGTGTCTGCCCGGTCCAAGGTGATTGAGACTCCGCCAGCTGTAGTAGTAACGGCAACGACGCGAGGGCTATTGACCCCAGTCTGGAACCGTTTGACGAGGCTTGCGCGCTCAGCGGCGCTGATCTTACCGGTGATCTTCTCAGTTTTGATTCCGATCTTGTTTAGTTGGAATGCTACCCAGTCCACCATCTCACGCGACTGACTGGCGACGACTGCAACGGCATCGCCCTCTTCATCCTTTGGCCGAATACCAACCTCATCCAGTCTCTCGACCAGATACTCGAACTTGCCCGAGGCCATCGGAATGAGTCGAACCTCCTCATCACCGTTGCGTTTGAGCCTGGTAGCGATCGAGCGCTCGGCTGATGCAAACTGTTTGAGACGTGTGTACTCAGCCAACACGCCGACGGCTGTCAGTCTGTGCTCCTCAATTCTGATCTCGGCGTCGCGCTCCATCTTCAAGTACTGCTTGCGTTGCGCCGGCAACATCTCGCAGAGCACATTGATTCGCTGCTTAGCCGGTAGCTCGGGCAGCACCTCAGATTTCAGACGGCGGACGATCCACTGAGCATGCGCCGGATAGAACTCATCAAATACGTCAGCACGCAGACCGCCAATGATCGGATGACCGCCGTAGCCCTCATCAACGTCGAGCCAAGTATGCGCCCACCGCCACTTCGAGGTGAACATCTTTGGCTCCATGTGGTGCAAACAGCCCCACAGCTTGATTGGCTTACCGCCCATCGGCGTACCCGAGACAAGGAACAGACGCTCGCGCTTCACCTTGCGGAAGTCACGGCCGAACTTGGTACCCTTTGAGTGATCTCCGGATACGTTCGTCAGACCGGTCTTGTGGAACTCATCCACGATGACTGTCTTCCATCGCATCTTCGCGAGCAGCGCCGGCAGCCCCTTTCGCACTTGAGCTGCGGTCGTCACAAACCAGAACGGCTCACGTCGTCGCTGGTGTGCGAGGATCTTACCCAAAATGGTGTCCAGTTCCCCACGAGTTGTATCGCCCGAGAGAATGTAGACAGGATCGCCAACCCACTCGTCAAGCTCTAGCTTCCAGACTGTGTAGAGGCTAGTCTTGGGCGCAATGATCATTTGCGGCCCCTCGTCCAGTCCAGCCTCGAACACGGCCGCAATGGCCTCGACGGTTTTGCCCAGTCCTTGCTCATTGGCGTTGAGCTTGTTACTCGTCGCCATGAAGGCCACATCCGCGCGCTGATATGGTCGCAAGAACTCAGCCAGACCGGGCAGGACCTCCGGGAGCCGCACCAGCTTGGCATCGTCGGCAAGCGCAATCGCATCCAGGTTCCGTGCCTTGCGGCGCTCGGCTCGCGCCCATGTTAGCGCCTTGGGACCAATCTCTGTCTCGAAAGAGCGCCCTAACTGCCGCGCGCAATTGAAGTCGAGCGGGATCGTCCAGTACGGCCCACCATCTTCCTTGGGGACGAACTTCGATCCATGCACTTTGCGGATAGCATGGAGCCCTTCTTGCGAATAGCGGAAGTGGACGTCCAGCTTCTTTCCGTCGTCGCTTATTTCAACGTGACAGTTCATACCTCCGGTCCACCATTGTTTGGTCGTTGGCGTCCTGAACGTTAGTTTGATTTTGCGTTCCGACGCTGACGTCTTGCCTTGCATTGCTGACAGTCGCAGAGCGACGTGACGCGGTAGAGCTGAAATGCCGCCTCGGCCGCCTCGATCAGCGCCTTGGTCGCCGCTTCCGCCGCCTTGCGAGCGGCCGCGTCGAGTTCCAGATGCATAGACGGCATCTTTGATGTGTCGTGAGATTCTCGCCACTCATTAGAAGCCGCAACCATCTCGTCGCCGGACATCTTCAGTTGGCCCGCGAGTTCGAGATGCTGAAACGGCGCCCAGTCCACGGTCGCCAGCATCAAGCGCTTGAGCGGATTATCGGTGAGCGCGAGTTCCAATAACTCATCACGGGTGTATTCGAGTCGTTTGTCGTGATTCTTATCCATGATCCCCTTATGTGAGCCGGACGGCTGGGGAATTGGGGAACCTCTCACCGCCCGGCCCACGTTTGTTGAGCTATGTCAGTGACTTACCCGCAAACAGGCCAACCTCCTGGCGAGTGCGGGTTCCCGATCATTTGCCGCCAGCGCACTGCGCGGTAGTCCTGCTCCAGCGGCTCGGCGAGATGGGGATACCCATGCCCTCCGGCCGCCCACCAGGTGCTGAGCACGAACTGGTAGGCGCCGTAGAAACCATTGCCTGTGTTAGTGCGGTAGTTGCCTCCTGACTCGCACATCCGGGTAGATCGCAACCAGGCCCTGTAGGGCAAAGTTGTCTTCCACCACTTGTGGAGCGTCGCAAGGTGCGACTTCTTGTCCATCCTGCGGTCACAACGGTGAGTGTTGCACCCGTCGTGCCTGTAGTTCACGTGACGCTTACTACTTGCCACGTTATGCTCGGCAACCTGGGCGAACGCGACTGCCGGGGCTGCGAACATGAGAATCGAAACAACAGAAATGACCTTCATAACTTCCTTTGATAGCTTCCTTGGATAGCCGGGGCCACCTACGTGACTTCGGTATAGCCCCATTGGTTGTCCAGGTGTGCTCTCCTTTCTCCCTACACGACTCGGCTGACCTTCATGCAGTACGTACAGCCGCGAGCTACCAAATGGCGGTTGCGCATCGAGTGGAGCCAAGGTCCGCGTCTAACCCAAGCGACGCCTCCACATCGAGGACACTCAACACGCATCCAGCCCGCGCCGGTGTACTCCATCTTGAACATCGGTAGTTGCTTGTGAAACTCTCCTTGTGGTCGTTTCTTCATATTCCCTGCCTAGCGGCAACTCGAATGGCCGCATTGACCTCCTCACGATTGAGGAGATCGGCAAAGGCTTGAGCGCGGTCATAACGCTTCTTGGGGTAGCGTCGCATCACATCGCCATAAGTGTTTGAGCGGACCGCGTAGAGTCCATCTTCATCGAGGTGTGGCGCCCAACGCGAATAGTACATCCACGGAGCCTGCTCTTGCCGATGCAACAGCAACACGGCGCGCCTGTTCTTCTTCCTAGCCACAATGTCCCACCTAGTCGGGTACTATCCGCCCGGAATTCCTAGGACTCAGCCTTAGAAGATGAGTACGGCATGACTACGGATGATCCCGTGAGAGGCGCGGAACCTAGGCCGCGAGCCGCTCCTCGATGACGCGATTCCCCACAGACACCCGCATCTCCATACGCGGCCGCTTCTGAATGCGGCCCTCGGGGATGTTCAGCTCACGGAGCGCCGCGTTGATCCGACCGACACGCTCCAGGTGCTCTTCCTCCAGTCGCTTCCTGTGATCCAGAAGCTCCGCGCTGAGCTTCCGCTCGAAATCACTCATGTGCTTCATCATCAGTCCTTACAGCAGTTTGTAGTTCACTGCGCGCTTGATCGCACGCTTGTTCTCAGCCCCGACCACCTCTGAGAGATTGCCAGTCTCGCGGTAGATGTATAGGAGCCGCCTCAGCTCACGCTCGGTGTACTCACGGTACAGACGTGCCATCGCCTGACCGTTGAGTCGCTTCTCACGCGCTGAGAGTTCATTCGTCAATCCTGCTCATCCTCCTCGAAATCGTCACCGTCGTACGGAATGAACTCATCGTCCAGTTCCCTGTACGCTGCCTCCTTGATCTCCTCATCGGAACGTGGATCGCCTCCCCAGCGAACCTCATTCTGATAGTCCGTATTGTCGACCAAATCCTCACGGTCGAAGGCATCCCAGCCAGACATCTTTCTCCAGTCCTTGCCTACAATTATTTGGCGCGAGAGATCACACTCGCCTCCCAAGACTAAGCGTGAACCCCCCGCCTCTCGCGCCGACTCGATTCTACCCTAGCCTCATAAAGCGAACCTAAAGAGGATCATCGCCGCATCTTGTCGTATAGAACAACAAGAACGGCAATGATGGCTGCCCAAACTATAACTGCCAGGACGATGAGGCCATCAGCCCCATCAAGGAGTAGGCTGAGCATCCCCCGGTGTATCAGGCTGCACGATCTGCTCGCCTTGCGGCGTGGGCTCCTCGATGCCCGGATCGTGCGTTGGCTGCACGATGCTACCGTCTTGCTGAACCGTGCCTGTATGGTCCTCAAGAATCTCGCTGACGACCGTATTGACAACTGCGCCGACTGGCAGGTCAAGTGCCTTGACGAGAGCGTCAGCGTGGCTCTTGTCCTCGGCCACGAAGTTGATTGACATATGGACGTTGATCATGACTATCTCCCCGCGTAGATGTAGACAGGCACGGCCAGCGATGGCTGCGTGTTGTCGTGGTTCTGAGTGCCGCCGACGGCGTCAATGTAAACGCCCGTGCCCGATCCATAGAGGCTGATACCAGTCCCGGCAAGCCCAATTGAGATTGGCGCGTTATAGCGCCACGGCGCACCTGCGTTGTCCGAGAGCATACCGACCCCACCGCCGCCAATACTCATCGAGAAGTCAGGAATCGAAGACGACACAGCGTGGTTGTGGCCCGGATCATACACGCTGTGAGCGTGCCCCGGATCGTGGAGCGTATGATTGTGCGATGGCAGCTGTGCGACCGACAGCGCAATGGCCTCGACGCCCCAGCGAGTGGCGACGGGTCGTGCGGTCACTCCCGTCTGCGCCGGTCCAGCCCCAACCAAAGCACGGCCGTTGGTCGTTGGGAGCCGGAACTGTGCTGCTGTCTCACCGCCCGTGTTCCAGGTCGTGTCGAGCTTGGCGGCTAGCTCGGGATAGTCAGAGCGATTCAGGATCTGTCCAAGAACCTGAAGCCACTTCGCATCCGGCGGACCACCGGCGAAGATCCGCATCTCACCGATCACGAAGATGCGGGTAAGCATCATGCTCTCGATGGCTTCCATCATGGCCTGCTCTTCCTGCGCTACGTCAACGTCGTCATCCGGCGTCGAGTACGGCAGGCCAAGAACAGGAGTTCTGCCGCTGAGGTAGGTCATGCGACCGGCCCCCTCTTCAGATCGCGATGTGTTGGATATAAGCCGTGAAGGTTCTTGTGAAGATAGTGGTACGAAGCCAGCGCCTCGTGATCCCACGTATCCACGGTCCGATAGTTCAGGACGATGCCGCCCGGCTTCTGCGTCAGGATTGCCCGCCGCACTGCAGATGGATCAGGAGTCTCGTTGTTGAGCGAGACAATCTCCAGGACATATGCATCTCCGCCATCCCGCTCGCGGAAGAACATGCTCTTGCTACCGGTCAAGAACAGACCCGCGACTGTCTTGATTGCATCCGGCCCGCCCCGCGCCATGTTCGAGAGGGCCTTCATTACCGTTCGTGCATCCGTCGGGCTGATGCTTGATGGCAAGATAATGCCGACGATTTGCGCCAGCCACGGCAGCGCCCAATCCGGGCAAATATCGACATTGAAGATTGGTGACCACGGCGGCCACGGATCGGGCGGGTCAACAACCTCAGCCACCTGCGCCCAGGGCCGCATCATGCCCTCGCACAAGTAGGCGTGCGCGAAGTTATAGTCAGCGTCGCGTTGCGCCATGGGCTGAGTGCGCTGCCGCAATCTCAGCCCGAGTGGGGTGTGGACGGGCTGATCCATCAGGACTCGGCTGCCGTGATTGTGATTGTGCCCGCTTGTGGTAGCGGTGCGATTCCGGGCAATGCGATATCTGCGGCCGCGAAGGCATTTGGCGGAATCCGCATCTGCACCGACTTGACGCGATAGACACCGCCGCCACGGTTGAGCCAGTCCACGGCCTCATACAACCAGACGGTGTTGTCGTTCGCCCACTCGACGCCCTCGCCAGAACCGGCACCTGGCGGCGCTCCCCAGTTGGCCGGATCGAGCCAAGTCTGAACCATGCCGGTTGCGCCGTCGATTGCGTCCTGATCGCTGAACCCCGGGTAGGGCACAACGACGGCCTGCACATCGATGGTGGTGTACGTCGGACCGATCACGTAGTTGAGGAAGTTGACCTCACGGTTCGCATCCAGATCTGCGTACACGTCTTGCTTCAGATCGGCAGATGGCGCCTCAAAGTTCACATCTGTGATAGCAACCGTGGTGCAGCGCGGCACGTCGATTGCGCCGTCGGGATCGTACTCAGGAGCATCGATGTCCCCAACCGGCTCGGCTGTTGCCGGCGGCATGTAGAGGTCAATGGCCGTTGCCCGTCCAACACCCGGAATGTGACGGGCGCGCTTCGCGTGATCCGATGGCAAGATCGGGTGCGTGTTGAGCAGTGTGAGCGTATCTGTCAGCCGGTCGAGGTACTGCTGCGGAGTCTCAGGGTCCGTGCCGTTGACGGCGGTATCCGCAACGATGCTCTCGACACCATCGACGGGCTCTACCAGATCGCAGTCGCCAAATGCCCCATTGCCATTGAGTCCGGCGTCAAGCGCCACAAGCTGAAAGGAAATGTCCCCGCCGCCGGACGGCGCTACCAGATCGCGGTCGGTCAAGAAGATGAGCGGTGTGCCCGAGGGATGCGGCACTCCGACCTGCGATTGCGCCTGGACCACGACCGGACCGGTGTCGTCGGCAAAGGTGATGACGGCTGGCGCGACTGCCGGCGTGCCCTGCTGGATTGGGATGCCGTAGATCGTCGTGCCGATATAGATCATCGCCTCAGGCGGCACTTGCGCTGCCTGATCGATGACCTCAGAGCCGATCTGCGACGATCCCTCGATCAGCACCGAGTCTGGGCTGGAGGCGTTGTACTCCCATCCAGGGATGACGTCCTCCATGTAGCCGACGCCAATGTCGGTCAGCGAGTCGAAGTCGCCAATCAGATCAAGTTGAACGTATCCCTGGTCGGACATCTGCTACTCCTGCGGAAGTTCGTCAGAGGTGGGAACGGTGACTCTCAGCCGGACGGTTGTCTTGCCTCGGTCATTCGGGTCATCGTATTCTTCCAAATCGACGTCAGCGCGCGGCTCGAAGATCGCACAGGCCTTGCCGATGTCGGAAGTGTCGATTGGTTGAACATTGAAGGTGGGATCGAAGATGCCGAAGTCCGGGCGCTCGATGCGGAACCCGCGCAGGTAGGAAACGAGCACTCCGACGCACTGGGCAACTTCGTCATCCGTGTCTTGCTGCACAGTCACGTACTGCCCCGTGTCTGTGAAGCGAATCGGCCAGGCGAGATGCGGGATGCTATCCATTCATCTGCTCCTGGAGCGCGGCGGCGCGTTCCTCGTCAGTCATGTTCTCCCAGGCGACGCGCGCCTCATGCGCCTCGGGATCTGAAAGTGTGGCCAGTCCTTCTGCGTCGTCATCGCGCACGTACGTTGTCATGCCGTGCCCGCCAATGTGCCAGATCGGCACACCCTCGACTTCCTGGCTCTGCTGAACATCGTAGCCCCATTCGCGCATTTGCTCTAGTGGTTCCATCATCCCACCCTACTCGGCATAAGTGATGTGTTACGGTAACGAGCAACTCCGCCTGAACCGGGAACAAAGTATTGGAGTTGCAAGATCTGTCCCGCAGTCAAAGTCTTACGGCGGCCACTCGCGCTAACTGAGACAGCCATCCCGACTGCTTGTGAAGATTGCGTTGCGTAGACATATTGATTGCCGCCGGTGATTATCTGTAATTGATGGGTGCCAACGGCATTTGTGAAGTACATATTGGCATCCATCTCGATGCTGTAGATGCCCGCGAGCGGAGGAATCATCGTGGGACCATTGGTCCACGAGTTGTTATTCAACGTGAGATTCGAGTCATCATTGATCTCAAGTGGTGAACCTCCGACAACGTCCCACTTGTATGCGCCCGTGATGCTCGCGTTGAACTTGAGATGCCACTCGATCCCATTAGCAATGTCCGCCTGATACATCACCTCAAGGCCGTCGTAGATCACTGCCGGCATGCCGCCAACTCCGGCCGTCAGCGATGTGACTCGGATCGCAGGCTGCCCGGGCGGTCCCTGCGGTCCCGCCGGATATGCTGTAACAAGCTGCGTATCAAACTCGACAACTGATAGATCCAGCCACCCGCCGGCAGCACTCGTGTACGGCGCGCCGATGTTGTAGAACTGAACTGAGCCATCGGCCAGAATTTGGACCAAAGCAAAGCCCGCACTGTGCGCACAAACAAAGCGCGCAGTCTTGACGGGCCGGTAGTTAGCCGGCATCGTCCATGCAATTGAAGTCGGTGCAGGAGCAGTTACCAGACCTTTGAAGCTGACGTGCCCGAACAGGTCCTTGCGGAATCCGGCAGCCTCCTCAGTTGCCGCGTTATAATTGCTCCATCCAGAAGTGAATGTAGTCCCCAGTCCGGTTGAAGCATCGCCGACGAGATGCCAGCCATCCATTGTGACAGGATTTGCAATCGACAAGTTGGCACGCTTGGCGCGACCCTGTGCATCATATACAGTTAGCGGACTCATCCGACCCTCACAGGCATCACCTTGAGGCTAATAGCAGACCCGCCCATATTGCCACTACTAGCGCCATTATGCTGATAGCGCGGCCTCAATGTTGATCCAGCATTTACCTGCGCCTTTCGTTGGTTCTTATAGTTCTGTGCGCCACTCACCACGCCTGGGTACCCATATGCAACGTTTTGGCCAAGAATTGGGTCTACATTGTTTACCTGAATCCCTAGCATCGTTGACGCTGCGACGCTGATGTTTAGAGTGGCCACGCACTCCAGATTGTATTCGCCAGAAAGCGTAGGCACGATTGTCGGATCGCTAGTAATTGACCCCCAAGCATTAGGGGTCATTCCGTTGAAAAAATTCTGCGCCATGGACTCGGCCACAAGAGGAGTCCCACCGAGAACTTCCCACTTCAATCCAGCAGGCCCCGCCGAGTTATAGCGCAGATGCCATTTCACGCCATTGGCGATATCCGCCGCGTAGTACACTTCCATCCCGTCGTACAGTCCGGTTGTCGGAAGAGAAGTGACTACTGGTGGCGGTGTGTAAACGCCAACTGGTACAACCTGCTGGCTGACGGATTCCGTATCAAATTCAATGCCATCCAGAGTGATTCGCGTGGTGCCCTGCGAGCTTGACGGAATGACAGATCCGTCTGCCAAAACAGTCATGCCAGTTGGCGGAGATGGTCCTGGCGGAGAACCAGCGGGCGGAAACTCGACACGAGCCGGAGGCCGCCAACCAAGCGGCAAGGTGAAGATCGTCCCTCCGGCAGTCCCGCCCGTGATCGCCCCGCGCAACCGAACGACCCCAGTTGGGAATTTGCGGAATCCAACGGTAGCAAATCCGGCAACTTGCGCCCAAGAATTTGCAAGTGCCGTACCGAGGCCCGTTGCTGCATCTCCAACAACGTGCCACCCATCCATCGCCGCCGGAACAACAAGCTGATCGGAGCCCTTGGGGAGGCCATCCTTGGTATAGACGCGCAGCGGACTCACGGAGTAATCTCCACGCCCGACACGATGTAGTCGAAGCCACCGGTCGGATTAGTGAGGTTGCCGAGGTAGACAATCATTGCGTCGCCAATCGCAAGACTGCCTTCCCATTCAGCCCACTCGCCGATTCCAAGCGTGATCGGCGGGATCAGCGGCCGACCTGCGGCATTGACGCGAAAGCTGCCCCCGGTCGTGACAGGCACAATGCTGATCTGCTTGATGATGGCATCAGCCCCGGTGGGCACAGTGTAGATGTTGCCGCTCGCGATATTGTTGCCTTGGGCCAGGATCTTATAGTCTTCAGGCATCAATCACCATCTCCCATGAAGAATGCGAACGACTTGGAGCCACCAGTGCCGACGCCAACCTGCTGCCACTTCACGCCGTCGTAGAACCAGGGATAGCCGTTGTAGAGAACCATCTGGCCCGGCACGGATAGGGCAGGATCGGGTAGTGATGAGACCGGAACGAGCGGTGTGCCCGGCGGACCTTGCGCGCCTGTGTCGCCCTTATCACCCTTGACGCCCTGAACGCCCTGGATGCCCTGCGATCCCTGGTCACCCTTATCACCCTTGGGGCCTTGCGATCCTGTTGCACCCTTCTCGGCAACAACCTGCCAGGGAGCGTTGGGCGGCAACGTACCGGCGGTCGTTGCTGCTGTCGCAAGGTAGCTCGACCCATTGTAGGAAACACCATCGTTCTTGGCGTATGCCGTAGTGGCTGAGAATGCACCCTTCCAGTTCAGCGCCGGGCCTGGTGAACCGGGATCGCCCTTGTCGCCCTTCGCGCCAGTGACGTACGGGAGCAGATGCCAGACTTTGAGCCCGTCGCCAACCTTCCACTTGAAGGTATCCTTCTCAACTCCGATCTCACCTTCAGCCAGGAGCGGATCGGCGGCGGTCCACTCGGCGGCAGTCCCACGGCGCATCTGAATGATCTGTGCCATCAGTCTCTCACCACGCCGTTACCGTCAACATTACACATGCCGCCGTAGACTGTGTCAGGCTTGCCGCCGTCGATGTTCTGACAGCAGTCGCCCTGCCCCGCACCCGAGCCGGGATAGATCACATAGATCGTTCCATCCTGCGCAACCGCAACACAAACCTGTGAATCCTCATCCAGCCCGGTCCCGCCGACGACAGGTCCCCAGAGCGCCTGACTATCGTCGACCTTGACGTACATGCCATCCGACCGCTCACAGATCTTCCCATCCACGATCTGCTGATCAACAGCTAGACCTGGTGACTGCTTCATGAACAGCTTGGCTAGCTCAGGCATCATGCACCCGGCCAGTGTCGTGCCGTGAAGCGGCCTTGGTCATTTCGCGGCGTGCTACGAAGATGCGGGCCGTCGCCGGACTTGCCATCACCGTGCGCCGATGTATCAAAGCGCTTGGCCTCGCCGATCCCATGGAACTCGATCCAAACGTGACCATTATTCGCCCAGACTGTGAAGTGCTTGCCCTTGCCAGGCTGACCCCAAGAGCTTGCAAACTCGCCGGATGTGATCGCAGTCTGCCCATGAAACATCCCGGCACGATACAGCGCCAACGAGCAGGACGACGAGCAGTCCATGTGGTCGTTGGACGCCACCTGGCTGAGTGGCTTCCCGTGCGAGCCGCCATACACGTAGCTCGACGCATTGTCGGAGATGCGCTGACACTCAAGGTACAACTTGCCCGACTTCGAGTCAGCATCAACATCGAGCCAGGGATCGACCTGCGACTGGTTGCGCGTCTCAAGAGTGGTCGCAGGCTCCTTCTTGGATGGCCCTGGCGTCTTGATTGTGATATCGCAGACCGGGCTGAACCAATCACGATCAACCTGTGAAACAATCCAGCGCCCGTCAGGAATCACGAACCCATCCAACTCAATAACTGAACCGGGCGGCGCACCCCACTGATTCAGATCAACAGTCAGCGTCGCCTCGCTGACCGGCTTGCCCCAGTCCACATCATACGACATGTCGAGCAAGTAGGAGCTATCAGGCCGAACGACGTAGCGCACACGCTGCCGGTACAAATCCTCCTCACTGATATAGTACATCGCGTTACCTACCATAAAGCAACGCCATGCAACCTCATCGGCGAGCCGCTGGATGCACGTCCAGCTGTCTTCATCCTTGTCGCGTGTGTACTGGAAGCTCTTGCGATAGGTGCCGCCGCCGCTGTCCGGTAGCGACCCACCTTGCCAGGCTGAGACAAATGCCTCGGCCTCGTCCAGATACTTGTCATAGGCACCGGGGTTGCCCGAGCCCTGGACCTGCTGTGCGATCCAGCCAATTGTCTCGTTGGGATGCTTCTTGGCGACTTCAACTGCGCCGCCCTTGCCCCAGAAACCCTTGGTCATGAATTGGTCAACGCACCAGTCAATGTCAAGGCTCTTCTGTGAGCTACCCGATGTTGAGACACGAACTTGTAGAATGCCCAATGAGTCGCGATCGCCCTTCCGCAGATTGCGAACCTGACTCTCAACGATGACCGCCGCCATACAGGCAGTTACGCTGCGCTTATCAGCCCCGTTTGCCTGACTGGCTTGCGTCAAAACCTCGTCGGCATTACGGATCTGATCGGCCTGCGCCGTTTTGCCCTTGATCTTGAGATCATGGCCCGAGAAGCCTGCCCGTCCAGTTCCAGACTGAAGCGTGACCTTATTGTCTGGCTCCTGCGTCTTCCCGATGGGCTGCTTGACGTGGAGTTCGGGGCAGACAAACGGCACAGTCCAAGACTTGATCTCCCGAACAAGCGCAAGAATGAACTCAGCCCGCGTCGCGTCACTCCGGCTTGAGCGCCGCTCGATGCCCTTCTTGCGCCTGAGCCAGTAGATCGTCCTGTCCTCGAAGGTCAGGACCGACTCGGCAGTGACGTACTGGTACTTGACGCCGACGAGGCGGAACACCACCGTGTCAACCTCAACCTCAGCCGCGCGCCCTAGCATCGTTGGAGGCAGGATCGGCTCCCATGCCTCATCGATGTCGATCACGCCCTCCATTGTCTTCTTGTTGATGCCACCTGGAGGGATCTTCTTGGCGCGGACGCGCTTGGCTGCAACGCTGAAGATGCGCTGGTTGGGATCGCGGACTGTGATCTCGAAGGTCGAAGCCTGATCCATCGAGCGCGTGAAATGAACGCCTGTGATGGCGGCCTTGATGTTGAGATCCGTGACGCGCTTATCGACCCAATTCAGGATCAGATCATCAACCGTGTAGTCCGGCTTCATGCCGACAAGTTCCCACTTCTTCCATTCAGCCTTATTTCGCCAAACGGAAGCCTCCCATCCAACGGGGTCCCAGGAGGGCGACTTTGTTGCCCGAGCTACGGCTGTGGCTGCCATTACTTCGTTCTGCTCGATTGACTCGCGTTGCTGTCCTTCTTGGCCGGCACTCTGATCTTCGATCCGTCAAGCAAGTTCTGATTGGCCTTGTAGATCACCCCCGGATTCAACTCGCGGAGCGTTGTCCATTTCACGCCGCGCCGTCGCGCAATCGTCGCTGGCGTGTCTCCGCGCTTGACCTTGAGCGTCACAACGGTTGCCTTCTTGGCACCCATCAACGCACCCTTAGCCATCGGCAAGTACTGCGGGCTAACGTACTCGATGAAGTGAATCGTCAGATCCTGCCGAATGCGGTGCATGTCGTTGCGCCGCAGATAGTCACCCTGGTCGATTGTGTCGATCACCCATTCCATGCTCGGATCGACTTCAGGTAGACCGGCAACATGTAGAATGCCGGGCGGCGACTTCTTGGTGCCGCGCCAACAATCGTACAGCTTGCCGATCTTGATCTCTTGCCCCTTCTGCTCTTTGAGTCCGTCGATCAATATGTTGAGGTCAAGACGCCAAGGGCCCATGCCCTTAGGAATCGTCATTGAGACCTGATTGGCACGCGGAACAACATCCCACGGCCCTTCATCCGTAGTGATCTTTGGAAGCTCTGCCCCAAAGCGCTCCTGGATCGCCAGGTCCGGTTCGTCGCACCAGATCCGCACGAAGCCAGCAGGGACTTGACCGTCAGGGAAGGGATTCAGTCTCCGACTCGGCATCAGGTCCTCGCCATCACATCAGCCGTATCGTCCGCAACTGCACGAGCAATCTCGCGGTTGCGGATGATCACAGGCACGGTTGTGCGAATTCCGATTGACGGCATTGACACCGGCGGCATCGTGCCCGTCGGATACACATACGAGCGGTTCGGCATCTTCACGAGTTCGGGACCACGCTCGCCGACGATGTTCCAGCCCGAGGCCCAGCCGCCGCTCTGCTGATGCCCAACAATGCCGGGGAGTCCAGTGTATCCCTTCCGCGATGGTAGGGGAATGCTCTTCTGCTTCTTGTCTCGCCCCGTGATTTGAGCTTGACTCTGACCGCCAAGAACCTTCATGATACCCTTGCCGATGGCACCAAACTTGCTCGCCTTGTCCTTAGTGTATTCCCACATACTGGACATGGCGTCCGCAATTTGATCCTTATACGTCAGAACCAAACCAAGGATAATACCAACAGCAATTGCCGCTCCAAGACCCTTACCCAGAGTCTTGAATCGACCCTTCGTCTCTTCACCAGCAAGACCACCGCCCTTCCCGCCCTTGCCAATAAATGAATCAACGAACTTATCTGACGCAGAACGACCAAGAGCACTGAAGATCCCGAGCTTCGAGGCAAGACCCAACCCTATGAAAAGCTTGCCCCAAACATCAGCTTCCCACCACGCCTTCGCAAATGCCTTCGCAGCCTTAGGCGCTGCATCGCCAATCTTGGTGATGATGATCGGAAGTGCGTAATCAATTGCATCAGTTATGCGCTTGCCAAGATCTGCCTCCTTGATCTTCTGACCAATCTGAGATGCAAGCGGTCCGAGATTGGTACGAATCGACTGAGCCGTAAACTGCAACTTCTGCTTAGTTGTGAGCGCCTGATCGGACCAGAAGCTCTGAATCTGCCCCATCGTCAAGTTCAGCGCCGGGAACACATCCTTTTTGAGCGCTGCGAACAACGGCTTGAACATGATGCCCAGAGTGTACTTCGCGCCCTCCTTCAAGTTCGCAAGCATACCATTGAACGTCTGAGCCTGCTTCTGCGTCGCCCCGCCGTACTCCTTGTTCATCTCTCTGAGCAGAATCGGAAGGGCGGTTGCGCTCTTGATTGCGCCCTTCTTCATCTGCTTGTTGAGCTGCTTCATGGAGATGCCCATGCCGCGCGCGAGCAGCTTAGTTGCCGGGAAAATCTCACCAAGCTGCCCGCGCAATTCCTCAGCACTAATCTGACCCTTGGCCGACATCTGCATGAATGCGTAGGTCATCCGCTGCAGATCTTCAGGGTTGCGGCCGAGGGCAGACAGCGTGTCCGAGAAGGCTGTCAGAGTCGGCACGATCTTCTTGGCCTCGAACCCGGTACCAATCAGTTGCTGCGCCGACTTCACCATTTCCTGCACGCCAAACAGCGGAGCCCGCAACGCGAAGTCACGGACATCCTTGACGACCTTCCGCGCCTCATCTCCGTTGCGGAGAAGGGTCTTCATGCCGATCTGCGCCTGCTCCATCCCGGCATCGAACTTCAGACCTGTAACTGCCGCCATCGTGCCAAGCGTTGCCAGGCCGGCCGTCAGAGGCTTAGCAGCAGCCCAAGCGATATTGAAAGGAGTCGCCAGTCCCGCAATTGACGCTCCGAGGATTCGAGCACGCTTGCTAGCAGAGTCGCTTGCGACGTCCAGCTTGCCAAGTTCAACCGCCCCCGCACGAACCCCGGACACATAGGACCGCTGGCCCATTAGCTTCAGTACGGTGATGATTGTATCTGCCATTAGCGCTGTCTCTTGCGTCCTCGTCTCACGGCCTCTGCGTACTCATAAATCACTGTCTGAGCAAGACCGCGATCCCACTGCTCTCTAATCTTCTGAGCCTCCAAGATGGTTGCTATTAGTATGCCCCGTTCAATGGGATCGACTCTGAGCAAGTGTAGCGGACTTATCCCGATCAGTCCGCCGACTGCTAGAACCTCAATCCATTGACCGGCTAACTTTCCCCCAGGTCATCTTCACCTTGCGGATTCTTCATCCACTCGGAAACCTGGTCACCGTGTGCGCCGATGGCAATCCCGTTCTGCCCGAACAGCATCGAAATGACCTCACGCGCAGTCAGCTTGGCGCCTGTAGGGATTGGTAGCGCAAGCGCCACTGCCAACCGATGCTCCAAAAGCACCGGCCCAAGCTCATCCTGCAGGATCTCCTTTTCACCCGTGTTGGGATCATGACCGACGACGGCGATACACGCACGCGCCATCATGTCCATATTGAGCTGAATCGCCGGTGTATCCTCCTTCTGCTGAAGCAGGAACTGATCCATCACTTCAGGCGCGAGAGGCTTGTACCGAATCATCAACCATTCACCAAAGGCTCCGCCGACAGCGAAGTCCTTGATTGTCTCTTGCTGTTGACGCGCTGCCGCCTTGCGGATGCGTGAGATGAGTGAGCCAGGAGCAGCATCCGTGCTGCCCTCCGGCTCAGGCTTAGGTGCGTCGAGCGACCCGCCGGTGACGATCTCAACCATCAGGGCGAGTACGTGTCGAGGGTGAAGGCCAGTTCCACGAGCGCGGCATCGCCGGACTCGTTGTCCACCTCAGGCGGCGTGTACGTCTTGAGCGTGCCGCCGGCAACGATGGGCGCCCCGGTCGGATTGCCATGGAAGTCGAGCGGCGTCATGCCGATGGCTCCGCGACCTGCTCCGACCTGGGAATGGAACCAGCCAAAGATCGGGTGATCTCGCTGGGTGTCGTAGTAGCGGCTCATCGTGAGCTCACCATACGTCTTGTGCCCTCCGAGGCTGATCTCGGCCTGCAGGCCGCCTGGCGGGTACTTGTTCTCGTCCGAGTCGATCTCGCCACCGGACTTCTTGTCCCAGATGCCCAGGTCGCGACCCTCCAAAACGAGAGTCACGAGCCAGGTGTCTTGACGTGTTGGATCAGGCACTCACATCACCTCCTCAGAAGGCGGACTCGATGGGCTTCTTGATCAGGTTGATGACGATCCACTCCGCCTGGCGGCTCGTCTTGACCAGGACTTGGGCAAGGACCCAGCCCTTCTTGATCGTGTCGATCGTGTTGATGCCGGGGCCAGTGTCGACTTTGAACGCCTCGCCCGGTGTGTCGCCGTAGAGCGCGTTCGCCAGGTAATACTTCTGGCAGACGCCCGTGCAGGCGGTATTGACCTTCGCGAACAGATGGTTGTGCCCGTCGATGGTCTTGAGGACGTACTCTTCCATGACCGCGTCGCATTCGTGGGCGATCATCATGACCACCCTCGACTCCTGGAAGAACATCCAGTTCTTCTCATCAGGGCCGGCACCCGTCCTGTAGCCGTACGTCCGAACCTGACCGAATATCTCCTTGCCGAGACAGACGCCCAGATCGTTGAGCTCCTCACGGTCAGCGTCCGTGAACTGATCCGTGAGCCCAAGGGCATATCGGCTGATGCCGTCAGCCCCGGCCGCTGCGATGGATGGGTCGTTCGCCGCATCGGCCAGAGCGATGAGGCCGGACTGCATGCCCGAGTACGGAATCACGACCGTTGCCGGGTTCGTGTCGTACGGGTAGTTCAGCCACGAGCCGCATGGGAGCATCTGGCGCGAACCGGGGATCGTCCAGATAGTGCCGACTTCCGACGCGAGCACCGTCGGGTCGTTGGTCTTGGACAGGTCGGGAATCCCAACTCGGTGCATCGCGAGGAGATGCGCGCCGATTGCCGTCCAGGTGTCGACATCTGCGCGACCCGGCGCAGAGACCTGACCGGGACCGAGGTTGTACGGGAATGCCTGCAGCGCAGCGGCGGCGATGTCCCCGCTCCACTGCTGATCGTCAGCCCCGGCAGTAAGCGCGATGCTGTCATCAACATCAGGCAGCTGGGGCGATGGATCGTCCGGATCGGTGATCGCGACGTTGATGTAGCCGCTGTCGACCGACCAGGCAACGGCATCATCGACCGTCTTGAGGATCGTGGATCGCTCCACGACCACTCCATCGTCCTCGACCTGGAGGACGCGGTAGTCACTGGACGAGCCGGCAGCGACGTCGCTGAGGGAGCCGCCTGGAGCTGTCGCGGTGATGACCAGCTTGTTGCCCCAGACGCCCGGCCCCTTGGCGGTGATCGTCAAATCGCCAAGGTCACCAGTAGCAGACACGGCCGCTGGCCCGGTGCCTCTGGAAATATACAGGGTTGATCCGCCCTCGTTGAAGAACGCGTGTCCGCTGTCCATCAGCTCAGCTGAGTCGGCCGTCCTTGCGCCGTACATCTTGTCGAGCTGCTGTGACGAGTGGAGCGTCCCTGCGACGCCCACCGGCCCGCGTTCCGTCAACCCGATCATGAACGACTGACCGGGATCGAGGATGGCCTGACCCGGAATGAATTCGTCAACAATGTTGACGTCAACGCCAGGTCGCGGCATTACTCACTCCCTTCTGGTAGCGGCTCCTCAATCGGAACCTTGACGACATCTGCTTCAGCCAACTCCGACACGGGCCAGGTTGGCTCGTCCGGATCATCGGGATCGGGACGCCACTGGGGTTCAATCGGACCTGTCCCCCAAGTTGTTACATCGAGCACTTCAACATAGAACGACGCAATGTACAGACACGTCGTCCTGTCAGCATCTGACTCCAGCCCGCTCGGCCTCTCATCGAACCAGTCAATCATGCCGAGGATGCCCTTGCCCTCCGGCGGCACATCGCGCTGCTGGATCATGATGCCGCGAATGGCCGTCGCGTACAGCGAGGCGAGTCGGATGGCTCGAGGGCTGGCTACTTCCTTGCGACCCTTGGCGGCAATGTGGACGCCAAGATCGTATTGCCAGACACCCTTGTACGCCTTGCCAGTCCGACCGTCAAGTGCCATCTTGGCGGGCGGATCAACAAGGCCGGGAGTGGTGATGATGAGACCGGGGTGCTGATCTTCCGGCATGTTCTCCATGTCGGTCGCAACACGGAACGATCTGAATGGAACGAGCCTGTCAAAACTCTCACCGCTTTGTCGTGCAACCTCGTGAAGATAATCGTACTGCCACTTCTTGATCATCCCGACGATTGCATCGTCAACAGAGTGCTGCCCGAGCAGCGCGCCATATAGCAGCTCAGGGAACTCTGTGCGAGTTGGATACAGATCAGGCATACGCTGCCTTCAATCGGTCACGGATCACACGGCTCATCATCTTCTGGTAGTACACCGAAATGCGAATGGGACGAGCCGGCATTGTGCTCGTCCCCTCCATGTGGTATCTGCCGTATTCGACGTCAGTCAGGATCTCCAACGTCGAAGCTGTCCCAGTAAAGCTCGGATGAATCGTCAGGCTGTCACGCAGCTTGCGGGACTTGGTGAGGATCGGTCCGGGCGGATAACCTTCAGCGATGCGGCTGCGGACCGTCTTGTCTCGCAGGGGTGCCCATCCAGGTCCTTGTCGCTTGAATGAGTTGTCGATCCCCTTTGCCGCCACCTCAGTGACGGCCGGCCACGCAGGGCGTAAGTCCTCAGCAGCGTTAGCCAAACTCAGCAGCTTGCGCTGCACGATGCGTGCGCCGTACGTCTTGACTTGAAAGCGGGTGCCTACCATCTCGTCTGCCACCCGACCATGCCGCCGATGTCAACTGGGAAGTCCCATGCGGGCCAACCTGGCGCCCCACCGCCAGTTCCATCATCCGGCCCAGTCCCGGTGCCGCCACACGCGATTGCTGATTCACGGAAGACATTGAAGCCAACCGTGTCATCATCCCACAAGTCCTTGTAGCCCTGGAACGCTGACCGATCCGAGCGAACCTGCTCAGGGAAGTACGACAATTCGATCAGCATACAGACCAGCATGATGATCCAGTACTTCGCTTGATCGCGAAGATCATCTGCTGAAGAACATGTCCAGTCGTCAGGGCTGCCGACAGTTCCATATATCACGCCGGCAGCCCTTGTAATCAACATCTCAACTTCATCGTCTGTCGGACGTGTGTCCTCGTTGAAGACACCGATCTCTTGATCGTCGTCGTCCTGGGTCCGGGCGCGAAGGAAGGCACCCACCTCTTCAACGGTGGGATACCACTCGTCGGGATGCGGGCGCGTTCCGTTCATTCCTCTGCGTCCAGGATCTTCTGCAGGCCGTTCATGACTCCGGCGCGCGGCTGCCCGCCAGAGGCTATCTCCTCAGCATCCATGAGTGCCTCGGCCTTCTCAGGATCATTGTCGGCGAGCGCTACCGTAGCAACGACCGTCGGCTTGCTGTCCTTGAGGTAGGCCACCAGCTCATCCTGGTTGCTGAAGTCGAGCTCACTGCTTTCAAGCGGCGGCTCAGAGGTGGCTTCATCCTCAGCCACCTCGTCCGCCGGGATCGTGTCAGCAGTGGTCATGAAAGCACCAGTTGTCTCCCCGCGCTCCTGATCTTCGTCGCGCGGGATGTCGACTGTCTGACCCCGCATGGCGATGTGTCGACTGAGTCGTGTCTTCTGCTCGCCAGTCTTGGGGTCTGTGTACTCAGATTCCGTGTAGTACAGAAACTGAGCGTGCTTGATCGTGACCGGGGCCATGCTACGGAGTCCCGTCCAGGCCCTTGAAGTGCAGGATCGCGAACTTGTTGTCCACGAACCAGAGCGGCCGCACGCTGGACTGCGCCCACGTCCGCTCTGTCTTCTGCTCCCGCCAGGTCTCAGTGCCGAGCGGCTTCTCAGTCCGCATCTGCCCGACCTGACGCTCAGCCACCGCGTACGCCTCGCCCGCAGTCACACGCGGGCTGCTGTAGAACGAGGGCATCCCGGGCGCGCCGAGGGCAGGTCCGTAGATGGCGGTGAGGGCGAGCGACTCCTGCGGGTTGATGAGCCACAGGTTGTAGTCGATCCCCATCTCCTCGTTCTCAGCCTGCATGTTTGCGCGGCCGAAATCGTAGGCAGGGCTGTCCTGAGGCGGGTCCGTCTCAGGATTGTACGTGGACCAGTTGTTGCCGAGAACGTCACGGCTGCCGTCGGCGATGGCCCCGTTGAGGGTGTTCATCGCCCGCTGGTTGAGCTTGCGGACGATGGTGTTGGCCAGCTGCCGCATGAGGCGAGTGAATCCAGCGACATCGTTGCGATCCCGAGCTTCGTCGGTCACGAACGTCTTGCCGCCCCACTTCTCCACCTCAGCGACATTCGGCACGAGCTGCTCGCTGGTCACGAGCGGGAACTCGCCGGCAGGGGCCACCTGCTCGACATCCCTGTTCGTGTACAGCTCATTCTCCTGAACGCTGTCGTAGACGACTGCGCCGCCGGTGACTCCGCCACCCGACGCGAAGATGCGATCCGCGATGAATCGCTCTTGCGTCAGATCCATGATCATCCGTGTGATGCGCGTCGGCTGAGCGAGCATCGTCGGGACGGTGATGGACGTGCCGCTAACCGTCGGCGGACCCAACGGGTGCGTCGTCGGCATCGGGTACGTCGTGGCAGCCTGCATGCGACGGCGACCGCCCTGATGCTGCTGGGCCTGGCGCCGACGCTCGATGGCCCCAGGACGGTTGGCGGCGATGGCCGCTTGCGCCCAGGCCTGCATCTGCCGGTTGGATCCGCGAAGCAGACCCTCGTACCGGCAGAAGGCTTCCAGCTGTCGTTCTGTCACTCCTCTGTACATTCCCTCACCTCCCTCCTAGAGCCTCAGCAAGACGACGGCATCCTGGCCGACGGCTGTGTCGGCCAAACAGAGGCCATAGCCAGATGCGCGATCGGCGGCCTTGCCGGCCTGCCCGCCCGCTGCTGGGGTGACGTTGTCTCCGGCGTTCAGAGCGACCGCCGCTGTAATCGGAACCACGAAGCCGTCGGTGAAGACGGTCGTCGTGTAGCCGACTTCCGCGTCATGCTCGGCAACGCCGAACACCTTGGCTGACGCGGCACCTGCCGGCTTGATCCGGACGTTGCCGCCCGAACCGCCGGGGTCAGGCTCCAGGCCACGAGAGCCAGGGTCCTTCGTGGCAGCAATCTCCACGAAGGTCTTGCCGATGACCTTGGTTGTCGTAGCACGGCCGGTGATGCGACTGCCGGGCTCGTAGTAAGGAACAGCAAGGTTGGTGGTGTTGGTCATCAGCCCTGCCTCCTCTGCTGAACCTCAGGCAGCCACTCCGAGGGATATGCCTCGACGGTCAGATCCTCGGTCGGGTGCTCTGCTCCGATGGTGTCGCCGACCGGCAGCAATCCGGCTGCCAATCCGCCTTGCTCGACGGACGCCGTCAGTAGCGTCCGTGTGCCCTCGGGATCGCGCTCCCAGGCCTGCTCCCAGTGCTCAGCCCGACTCGGTGGGATCTTGCCGTCGGCCACGGCATCGACGATGACGCGGTCGCGATCCTCCCTGGTCTGTCGGGCGAACGCCTGCGTGCCATGCTGGGCGCCCGTCATGAGGGTACGGTATGTCTCCGCATCGAGCCGGACGGTGCCATCGGCAGCCTGAACGGGCTCGGTGGGTGTCGTGGAGGGTGACGTCGTGGGCTGCTCGACCGCAGGGTCTTGCGGCCCCGCAGGCGCCTGGTTGTCGGGAGCGACCGGCGGTGTGGCCGCCGTGCCCGCGGGTGATGTCCCGGGCTGCTCCGCTGCCGGCGCACGCGCCGGTCCAGACGGCTGCTCCTGACCGGGTGGTGCGACAAACCCGGCTGCGCCGAGTGCTGCCTGCACTTCCTCGTCAGTCGCGTCATCTTCCAGCCCCAGCGCATTGCGAAGCGCGATGGGGTCGAACTCAGTGGTCGTCGCGCCCACTCGGTTGAACTCCTCTCGTGTGGCGTAGAGTGCCCTGCGACGAGCCGTTGGATGTAGGCTCTCCCAGGCGGCGGTTGCGGCCAGAGCGGCTGCTTCCTTCTCCTTGGGCTTGGGCTTGTCTACGTACTTGATCTTGACGGGAATGGGATCTTGGAAATCCACCTTCTCGCCACTGACGGTGTAGGGGACTCGATACAGCTCACCGCTGTCCTCGTCCTCCACGATCAGTTCGTTCGGGTCCATGTACATCGAGCGAACCCACCACCAGAACTGATCGGGCGACTTCTGCTCGCGGTATGAGCGCAGAATCTCGTCCACATCCACCTGGCCGGCAATCCGACCAGACGCGGCGAGGCTTGCGCCAAACACTGCCTCTACCTCCCCTCTCGTTGATAGCACTCTGACGTTATCCGGACCATCCGTTGAGTACAGCGCTTTGATGTCGTCCAGCGTTGAGACGCCGGGCCATACGACGCCAAGCAGCGCTAGATCTGTCAAGACCACTCGCCAGTGATGTCCGGTTGGAGTTTCGACACCAGTCGCAGCCTCGATGCTGCGCGCTGGGTATGCGCTTGGTAGTACCCGAGCAAGCCACTCGGGGATCTGCGTGTAGTTACCGCGAACCAGATGCCCATCTTGATCGAGCACAAGATTCTGAAGGGTACCGATGGCAGGCTGGCCATCCTCGAGGATGCCAATATCCGCCTCGTGACCCAACTTCAACCGCGGAGTCTTGACGGCGGGGTCATCCTGCGACGACACGATGTCGTCCAGATCATCGACTGTGAACGTACGCGGCCCGGATGCGAGTGGATACTCGATACCAGTCTGGACAATCTCGACACCCTCCACATCCACCAACTCGGCCATCGAGATGGTTGCCGCTGCGGCCGCGTAGATCACAGAAGACATCAGCGCGGCCCTCGCCGATCCCGCCAGTATCCGTAGCCATAGAATGGTCCAGGAGCAAACAGCAGGATCAATCCGACAACAAGCAGGATCAATCCGATCAAGCTGTAGCCGATCGCCATGAGAACGACGCCGAAAACGATGAGCAGCAGACCCATCAGCGCCGTCGCCTGCGCTTGCGCTTCTTGGCCCGCACCCGCTTGGGGAGCTTGCCCTTGTTGTCGAAGTGATGCCGACGTGCCCAGGCTGCACCCTTGACGCCGAACGCCCACTTCCGCTGCTGTTGAGACCGCGCCGGCATCAGATCACCCGATGTACCTCTTGGCGTAGCCCATGGCGGCGATCTGTTGGCGCTTCCGCGCCTGACGTTCTGCCGGCGTGGGCTGAACCTTCTCGGGGTCCCAGACGGGGAACGGCTCGTTGCCGACCAGCACCCTCTGGTGCAGTCGAGTGTCGCCGTTGAGATCCTGAGTCTCAACGATGTATTCACCATCAGCCGCGTAGCTGTGGGTGCCCTGATGCGTGCCGACGGCGATTGACTGCACGGTGCCGTCGCCCCAGTCAACCTTCCAAGGCTTGTCGGCTCCGTCGAGCACCGGATCGAACGTCACGTTGACCGAGACTGTCCTTGCAGTCTGATCGGTCACGATTGCGCTCATGTTCACGGGAACACTCCTGTTGAGTAGGTTGCCACGACCGTACCGCGACAGCGATCCCGGCCAAGACAGTTGACGTAGCCGCCCGAGGCATAGAGCCGAGCAGCATCTTCACGAGTCAGCCGCATCCCGTCAACCTGGATGCAATTGCGGCAGGTGTTGCGGTCCAGGATCTCGCTGGCGAACAAATCAGGCTGCCGCTCGGTGGCGTCATAAACTGCTAGGCGCCCAGTGTTCACGGCAGCCTGAACTGTTCCGGCCAAGCGTTCAGAAATGGTGGATTCCGATGTCTGTGAGAGCTCACCAGTCACTTCATCAGCGAGCGTCTGCGACGTGATCACGTCCGACGTTCTCCTCAGCGCGGTCCTCCCGGCTGCATCGCCGAGTTCAGATGCCATCACATCTGCCATCGCGGTTGCTCTTGAGCGCAAGTCTGCGTCAATTGCATCCCAATTGACGACCGGAGGCGGCTGACCTTGTGAGACAACTTCCTTTGTCGCCTCAGCCACCGCCTCCTGGGTCGCCACCTTCAGACGGGCAAACAACTCCTCAGCGCCCAGGGGTGAGACGCTGACCTGAACCAGCTTCTCCAGATCCTTGGTCGAGACTTGAGACAGGCCGGAGTTGATCTCGGCCAGCTGGGACGGTCTGACCGCCGTCATCCAGTAGTGAACGACTTCGTCAATCGCAGAACTGAACATTTCGTCCAGTTGCTGCGGACTCATCGCAGCCTGGATTTCATGGTCATATAGCTGCCGCCTATACGGCCAGGCGGGCTGCTGCTCGACCCATGGGAATGCCGGAGCGGCAGGAGCCAGAGCCACGAGACCAGGAGGTTCGAGGGTCTCATGCCCGTTGTTGCCGCCTGCCGCTCCGCCTACGGGCAGGGATGGCATGCCCGCTCGTGCGTCGGGACTGGACGACGCACGCCTCGGCAGGCGAGCGCGGGACGCCTGCTGTTGAGGCTGTTGAAGCTCTTGTGGCATGTCGGCCCCACGAAAATCATTCACACGCACCTGGCTGCTCTCATCCTTGTAGTAGGCAAGCAGCGGGAAGTGGTCGGTGTTGGGATCAACGTTCCATTGCCACCAGTCGCCGATCAGGTGCGGGTTATCGACAGAGACGATCCAATCGGCGATCATCTCCTGCTGAAGCGAAAACCAATCGATGAAGCTCTCACCCAGCGCGCGCGAGCCAGTGTCGGTCTGGCCAAGTTGGAAGAACATCATGAGGAGGCTGCGCGCCATTTCCTCATTCTGGAAGCGCATCGAGGCAATCGTGTCGGGGAGCGCGCCCTGGGTTCCTTGAAGGGTCAGCTTTGCTCCGAACGGTAGAGCGCCACCGCCACGCTCTCCGACCTTGTACTCCTGCGCCATCCGGTCAAGCTCTTGGATCTGAGGGCCACTCGCTCCCTCAGGTGCCTCCACAATCGGCATGCCCACACCGTTGCGTTCATGCTTGATTGCGTCTACACGCAGAAGCCGATCCTTGATCAGATAGTTCCGGTACATCGGACGGTAGATGCTCCGGCCGACCCAGTTACCAGGTTCCTGGTCCCAGACGTAACAGACCATCCGATCAATCGGGATCTCAGGAGCCCCCACAGGCATCCCGAGCATCCGCGCCTCCCTGGCCCCTAGTCCGTAGCCCTGCTTCACGAACAGAAGGCCGCCATCATCATTCACCCATATCTCCGTGATCGTCCGGGGGTGCCGAGGGGCGAGCTTACGCAGAGCCCAGCGCAGCCGCCCGCCTGGACCATCGGCGACAATGTCGCCACTCTGCTCGAAGTAGTAGTAGCCATAGTACATGGCCTTGAGCGCATCGCGCAAGTGGTTGTACCACGAGAAGCGATTGTCCGTCCGCAGCGCGCCGCGCTTCTGTCCAGTCTCGTGTGCCTGCTTGGCAGCGTCCAGCCCGACCGGGAGGTTCAAGTCGGCGGCTAGCAGATTGACCCATTGCGTCGGACAGTCATTCGGGTCGATGTACCAGATGTAGCGCTGGATCGCCGCCGTGGCCCCGAGATACAGTCCTTGGCACTGACTGTCATTCCGCATTTGGTCGTAGATCTGGACCGACTTGGGCCACTGCAGATCTGGCGCCTTCTCAACGTCGTCCTGCCACTGGCCCCACGGGAGCAGGCCGGTGAACTCGTAGACGGAGCTAACGCCACGACCGATTTCTGACGTCGGCGCCATATCAAACGAGTCTGTTCCGATGCCTGCTCCCATGGTTTCACTGTCCCTCTATCATGACGGTTCCAAGGTGCCTAACCAGCGCCCAGGGCTGATGGCACCGTGCGACTAGGACTCGTCGTCATCCTCCTCATCCTCGTCGTCATCCTCCTCATCCTCGTCACCTTCCGTCGGCACCGCTGGCATCGTGGGGGCCGGGTGACCTGGCTCGCCGTACTTGGTCGGATCGCCAGCGTCGTCGGCCATCTTGTCGACGCCGTGATCGTCAGCCTGCTCGCCGTTGGTGGTCTCGTCCGTGGTCTCGTCGGTGCCCTCGTCGGTGCCCTCGGCGGGCTGTTCGGGTGTCTCAGTCATTCTGTTCCTCATCTGTCGTAGGTTGTGTTTCCACTTTGCGCTGTTCCTCGATCCAGCGCGCGTCCTCCAGGTCCTGGCGATCTTGGATCGTCTTCAGGCGCTCTGGCCCCATCTGTTCATCGCTGCCTGGCTCTCGCTGCTGATCAGTCATCGGGGAACCTCACCAGTCCGAATCCTGCCGTCCATGCGCTCCAGCCCCGCTGTCGCTTGGCAACGCACCCGCCATTGAACTGAGAGCCTTCACTGCCGGGACTCGTGTTACCTTCTACTGTTATGCCGTTGTCGCGGTCGTAAATCACCCCCGTATGGTCGTCGCCGAGGAAGGCGTGGTCGCCAGCGTGAACCTTGCTCGGGTCGTTGGTCCAGCCCTTGTAGATGCCTTGGCCCTTCTTGGCCATCTGTGTGTTGTTGCCGACGCTCGCAGTCACGGACCCTGAAACGCCATTGTCCCAGGCCGAGCAACCAGCGAAGCATGCGCACCATGGAACACCATCCTCCCCATACACCCGCTCCTGCCACTTGCTCGGCTGCGGCGAGCCCCTGTTTGAGCCACTGGGGTTTTCATTGACGCCCAGGTAGCTATCGAGCCAATCCTTGCACTTGGAGCGCGAGGACTTGCCGCCGCTGACTGGCTCCCCGGTGTGATCGTTATGACCCTTCTGCCAGTCCGAGTATGGCGTGCCGTATTTCGTGGCGATGCAGAGGTTGTTGTAACGCTTCTTGCGGTTGTTCTTGTCCCAGCCCTCATCCTCGCCAAGATGCCACAACTGCTTGCGTTGCTGTGTGAGCGCGTCGGCATTATGCTGCCTGGCTTGCTTCGTCCAATCATCGACCGAGGACAGATTCCACCACATCTCGCGCTCAGAGATGGTGACCTTCTCATAGTCAGTCATATCCCCATCCGTGGGAAGCTGACAGAGATTGTGCGGACTGCCCGTGTTGAGCGAATCGTCGCTGAGCTGGTCGTAGCGCGCCTGGCGCTGATTGATGTCCCACCCTGGCTTGTACTCGGGCTGCTCCTTGCCCTCAGCACACCGCCAGATGAACTTGCGTTGGTTGACGAGCCAATCGCGCGCCTTTTGCCGCTCCTGATCCTGCGCGTCTGTGAATCCAGCCCAGTCCGAGAGTTGGCGCAGGCGCGTGTAGCAGTTCCAGTAGCATTGCTCGGTCGACGTCAGTTGGTCGTAATGGTCACTCATGAGAGCACCCGCTTTGAGGCCCAATTGTAGACGCCCGGTCCCACAGATGCGCCGCCGGACGCTGAATTCACGCCGACCTTGACATACCCGCCCGCAGGGACGGACGCGACAAGCGTGTCGTCATAAATCCAGGAGCCGGCACCGCTGCTGCCCTGACGCATACGACGCACTGCATCAGCCGCGACCCAGGATGAGCTGCCATCTGGCGAAACGAGTAGGAACACTTCCGTGAGCGATCCGGATAGGTCGGCAATGGTCGATTTGACCAGAATCTTGACTTCACAGTCGTGATCCGGATCGACTTCAATGCCGGGATCGTTGGTCATTGCCGCCCAAGTGCCATACGCCCAGTCGGCCGGCAAGTTGACGGGGACCGTACCACCACCATCTCCGCCATCACTTGCGGCCTTCTGAATGATGGCCATTTCAATGGCTTGCGACGTGAGTGCGGAGCCGCCAGACACCCAGTTGACTGGAACTTCAAAGTAACCGCTCTTGTCTATCGACGGGCCGGTCACGCTATAGTGCTGGTACTTGGTCGAATCGTCCTTGTCTTGCAGAACCAAGTCGTTTCCGACATCGATCAGGCTAAGGGGCCAACTGGCGTCGAAGCCATCGTTTGTGGGATCTTTGACCCAAAGCTTGGTCGCAGCATGTTGATCTGCAGCGTTCAGGCGCACCTGGCTGCCGGTCGGCGGCTCATTAGTGTTCGTCGAGAACTGATACGAGAACAAACTGGTGCTGCCGCCGGGCGGGCCAGGATCGCCTTGTGGACCAGGATCGCCCTTGATGCCTGGATCGCCCTGCGGACCGGGGTCACCCTTGGCGCCAGGATCGCCCGGTGGACCCGGATCGCCTGGTGGACCTGGCGGACCTGCGTTCTTGCCCTGCGTGACGATGATTTGAGCGGGCGCGGCCTTCACCAGAATCTCTGGCGTTGCCTGCACGGTGACGGTAGCGCTATCTTGTGACATCTTCATCGCACGTGACGTTGCCCTGCAGCAGTGTTACCGGCTCAACATTCTCAGGCGTCCACTGCACGTCCCAGGCGCCCTTGAATTGGTTGCCATTCACCGTCATTAGGCTGGCCGTTTGATCACCGGTCAGACTGATCATCACGAAGCCATCCGGGGCATTCGTCATGTCGACGGTCCAGTCCGCGAGCGCATCCGTGTCGGTTCGCTGCTGCCGAATCTGCCCCTTGATCTCACCCGAAACATCGAGCGAATTGCCGTCGGCGTCGGTGATCTGCAGTTGGATTGTCGCACCATCGCCCGCGTACAGCGCCAGATCGAGGCGGTCGGGGAGCAGATCAATTTTGGCGGTTTTGCTCATGATGGAGCACAGAGCGCGACTGCCTGGATGGCCCAGTCAGTGGCGAGCGGAGTTGTTTCTTGGGCGTTGATGAGCCAGCCATTGTTGGCCGTCGCGCTGAGGGTGATGTTGATGCTTGGCGGACCGAGCAAGATGAATCCACCGCTGATCACGACCGATCCCTCCGGACACACAGCATTTGCCGATTTGACGTCCGCTGGTGTGTTCTCGGATGTGGCAAACGCCGCCGTTGTGCTTGTAGTGCCTGATGGACCCGCCGGTCCTGGTGCGCCAGTTGCACCCACTGGACCGCGCTCTCCCTGTGGTCCTTCATCACCCTTTGGGCCCTTCGTTCCTGTCGCGCCCTTCGCGCCTGGCTCGCCAGCTGCGCCTTGTGTGCCTTGAGCGCCTGGCTGGCCCGCGATGCCAGCAGGCCCTTGAGCACCAACTGGGCCGGAGTCACCCTTTGGCCCTTGATCACCACGTTCACCGGGCGTCCCCGGCTCACCAGTGGCGCCTGGAAGTCCAGGGGTGCCCTCAACACCATTCGTCCCAGGGACACCAGGGATGCCTTGTTCTCCGCGCAGATACTTGACAGTGTCGTCACTGGTCGTCTTGGCCTGGTTAGCGGTCTGTTGAGCTTGGTGAGTTTGCTCAGTGAGAGCAACGCCGGAGAGAATGACGCTCGCACTAGCTGCGATGGAAACGAGCGCAATAGCGGCCCAGGTGATAATGAACCGCTTGTGAGTGCGATTTGCCTGATCGGCGTCGGCTTTCTTGGCAGCCTCCAGAAGTTGATCGGGATAGTCAGGTATTTGAACCATGAGGGTCGTCCACGCTCTGCTGTAAACGGCTCACCTGGTTGGTGAGCTGCTCGACCTGCGCGCTGAGCGCCCGAACCTGTCCCTTCAACTCGTCGCGCTCCGTACGCAGGTCCGTCGCTGTCTGACGAAGCTCGTCGTTGAGCTCCTTCATGTTGTTCAGGATCGTGGACTGTTGCGACACAACTGCCGTCGAGTCGTCCCTGTTGTAGCGCAGCGCCGTAAAGATCAGGCCAGCCAGCCCGATGATCCCGGTCACAATTGCTATCCAGGTGCCAGGATCCACTCACCACTTGCTCCCTGCGAGCAGGTCGCCGGTCAGGGATTTGAGGATCTCGTCGCTGCCAAGAGTCAGGAAGCCCGCGTTGGTGCCGAGTTGCGTCAGCATCCAGTCCGGCTTAGCATCAGGCACCGTGAACTCCCCGGCTTGCGGCAACGGCCGGACGCACGCCATCATCGCAGCATCAGCCCGGTCCGGGGATGGTAGGCCACGCGCCTCCATGTCCTCCTTGGATTCAACGAGAATGCGCCCGTCGGAGCGGATGAAGTACTTGATGCTGCCGAGTTGGGCGATCAGCTTATCGTCCTCGTCGGTTGAGGGGAGATCAATCAGCCCCGCCTCAAACTGCTTGCGGAAGGCCCACCACTGCTCGGCCCGCCGATTCACAAACCGCTTCTTGCCCGTTGGGGTTGATGGGGACTCGGATGCGACGAAGGGGATGACGGGAAAGTTCTGCTCGCGCATGCGGTCATAGACGCCACCGCCGACGCCAATGGTGTCAATGACCATGTAGACGCCCGCCAATGATGCCTTGACGGTATTGAGCACGCGGATCGCGCGCCCGGCAGTCACCATCGTATCCTGCTTGTGATAGCCGAACTCCCGGCGCAGATAGCCACCACGGTTGCGGTAGCAGACAGTCTCGTTGCGCCCAAAGCGCGCCACATCCAGTCCAAATGAGCCCGGGATGTTGATCGCAACGCCGGAGAGATCACGTAGTTGCGCCTCTTGGATCAGACGCGGGTGGATGAGCGTCTCCTCAGAAACTTCTGGGAACTCAGCCCCAACCTTGGATGTGTAAAGTGGGCTCTCCACGCCCCAGTCCTTGGCGCGCGCCTCGACCCACTCTGGGGACACAAGGTCAAGGAGCAGGCTCTCGGGGACAGGCTCGCCAGTGTAGGCAGGCGTATCAAAGGCGCTGATCTTGATCTTGTGCCAGTCGGAGTGCGGTTGGTGCGTCTTAGCAAAGGGCGTATCGGGCACATCGGGATTGCCAATTGCGAGCACGCGGGCATAGCGGTTGGTGGCGATGGTCTCGACGGCGTTCCAGAGCCACTCAGGGATGCCGCACGCCTCGTCCAAGATCACGAGGATGTAACGAGCGTGGATGCCCTGGAAGGCCTGAGACGCCTCGTCCTGGGACTTCAGGTCGGCGGGCTTGCGCCCGTAGGCGATGATCTCGTCGGCGGCTGTCTTCCACTTGGGGATGTTGCCCGACGTGATGCGGCCGGGGAGGTTGGCCTTGTTCTTGACGCGCTGAATCTCCCGCCAGAGGATGACCTCGACCTGCGGCGCGGTGGGAGCCGTCGTCACCACGAACGCGGAGCCAATCGGGTGGACGTCAAGCCACCACGCCGTCAGGTCAGCCGCGGACCATGACTTGCCCGTGTCGTGAGCGGAGCGGACACTCACTCGACGATGGCGGACGACCGCGTTCATGATCTCGCGCTGCTTTGAGTACGGGTGGGCACGAGCCCGATTGATCGTCCACCCGACAGGATTGCGGATCCAGCGGTGTGAGGCTCTGCGTTCCTCCATGGACCGGCGGATGCTTGCGCCCAGTCCGGTTGGAGCCCGCGGAGGGATCGTGACTCCAGGGGAGGAGGGTGCCCGGGTCACGCTGCAGTCTCTCTGGGGACTTCGAGCACCGTGAGTGCTCGCTCGGCTGCCGCAGGGAGTTCCCTGCGCTGACGCCGAGTCAGGCGCAAGTTTGGGTCTTCCATCAAGGCCGTGAAGAGCGGCAGGAGGATGTTTGACCAATCCTCGATCTGCTTGATCTGACGCTCCTCGATGCCGAGACTGACGTACTTGGAGGCCAGCCTGGCTAACTGCTCGCGCAGCTGGGCCTGAAACTCGAACAGACCCTTGCCAGTCGGGTTGAAGTAAAACTCATCGCTGTCACGCGGATCATCAGGCTCCGGGAAGGCGCGATCAATTGCCAGGTCCAGCCGGTCAAGTGCCTGCCGCGTGTGGAGGGTCGAGTAGAGCAGCTGAGTGATCGGGTCAGCTTGAGGGTCCCGCCGCAACCGCTCCAGGTCGCCCTTCGGCATGGAGGGAGTCTAGCGGAGCGGGTGTGATTAGTCAAGTGACTTTTTTCCGGTTTGTTGCCCTAGTACCCGCGCGCGTACGTAGGCGCATAGGGCCGAGCGCGACATGAGACTCGTGCTGTTCAGGGGTCAGGATTTTTTCGCAGATGGGGTGGCACAAGGGGCAAACGAAAGGCCCCCATGTGGGGGCCAATCGCCGCCCTGGCGCTCCCGGGGTGAGGGAGCGAGCAGGACTCTCTGGGGGTGATCCAGAGCTACTTGGCTGCGCGCCTCCGACCACGGCGGGCGGGTGCGGGCTGAGCGGGGGCCTCCTCCTGAGCCTGCGCCTGGCGGCGGCCGCGACCGCGCCTAGGTGCCGGAGCCTCCTGCTCCTCGTCGCTTGCCTCACCGTTGTCGCTCGCTGAGCGCGTGGGGCCGATCTTGTGGGTGACGTTGCCGGTCTTGGCGTTGCTGTAGACGCGGCCCTCAGCCATCTCGCCACCGGCCTCGGTGTACACCTCGACAAGCTCGGCCTTGCTCAGCCCAGAGCGGGCCTGGAGCTCACCCCAGCCGGTGCCGTCATCGCGGAGTTCCACGATGGTCTCCGCGAAGTCGTCGGCATCGGGGTCGAGGCTGAACTCGGGGTCGGTGGATGCGAGGTACTCGTTCATCATCTGCCGGGCAGGCACGCCGCCGGACAGACCGAGCTCCTCAGCGATCTCCAGCCAGGGCGTGCCCTCGTCGCGCATGCCGGCGATCTGCTCGCCCATCTCCAGGCGCTGCTCGGGGGTGTACTTCGCGCGTGCGACGGGAGTGGCGTCTTCTGCGTCAGCTGCGTCGCCGTTGCTCTCAGCCGGAGTCTCCGGCTTGGCACGCCCACGCCGACGTGACGTGGTGGCGGCTGCCGGGGCATCCTCCGTGGGCTTGGCCCTGCCTCTGCGTGGTGCGGGACTCATGTGGACTGGAACCTCCTAGGTTGCTTGACTTCTCTAGTCTACTCCCAAACCTAAATGCAACCTAAAGAGCGCGTGCGATTGCCAGGGTATATTTGTACCCTGGACTGGAAAGTAGAGTATTAGGTTGGGTGATGGATGCTGGGGGAAGGCGGATCCAAAAGCACCAAGAAAACGGCCATAAATGACCGCTTTCTCGTACATCAGAAGCCGAACATCACGAGCGCTGCCATCCACGCGAGCGCGCTTGTGAGGCCAAGCGCGAGGCCAGGGCCCACAGCGCCCTTGGCCAGCGCGACGATAGCCAGCACGACGCCAAGGATCGGGATCAGGATCGCGCCGACGTACCACCGGACTGGAACCTTGAAGGGCTCAGCGGGCATGGCGCCTCCCGCACGAGTAGTCGCCACGGAGCCACGGCGTGTGCGGATCCAGATCGCCCTGCCGGATCAGATCGCGGAGGTGGCGGCAGTCGACGGTCTTGGGGGTACCCCACATCGTCACGACGCCACGGCGTCCGTCGCCGCACCGGGACCAGGTCCAGGTCGGACCATCCTCAGCCCCGCAGGCGGTGACGCGGGGCGAGGCCGCGCGCTGGGCGGGCGTACCGCACAGCGTCTCCGTCCACCCGGGGTGCGCCTCACTCCAGCACACGAGCGGCTTGGCGGCCGCAACCTCCGTGAAGGCGAAACTCCACGAGGAGGCCGCGAGCGCGGCGATGATCAGAGTCAGCTTCATTGTCTACCTTTCAGCTAGGGATGGGAGGGTTGGCCCGCCCGGCACCCGCCGGGCGGGCGGACCTTCTGACTACGCGGCCTTGCGGGCGCTGCGGGTGCGGCGGGTGCGCGGCTTGGCGGCGGGCTTCCGGCGCTGGTCGGCGGCCTTGGCGATCTCCGGCCGCCGGACAACCGTGTAGCGTCCGGCCTCCGCGCGCTCCGCGCCGTGGCCGTCGGCACCGCGATCGTCGCGACCGTACGTGCGCGCGTTCTTGACGCCGTCGACCTTGTCGACTAGCGACTGGTCGGCGTTCCGGACGATCGCCTTGAGGTCGCTGACCTTCAGCCCGGTCTGGGCGGAGAGGGCGGCCCACCCGACGTCGCCGCGCTTGGCCTTGACGATCGCCTCGTGATCGGTCGGGTCGATCGTCTTGAGGAGGCCGTTCGCGGCCATGTAGGCGTACATCGCCTCGCGGGCGGGGATGCCCCCGTTGTCGCCGTAGCCGAGCGCCTGGCCGATCGGGACCCACTTCTCACCGGCCTCGCGCATCTCGTAGGCGCGCTGGCCGTCGCTGATCTTCTGGTCGGCCGTCCGGCGCGTCCGGGTGACGGGCGCGACGGTCTCGGCGGGGGTGGTCTTACGAGCCATGGTAATTCTCCAGTCTGCCCCTGAGGGGCGTAGCGGGCGGGGCTTGTCCCTGCCCTACGCCCTTATTATCGGCCGGATCAGGTGAGGACAGGAGGGTACATTTGTACCCCAAAACGGCCGAACGGTAGCATATCATCGCCGAGCGGTATGAAACACACGTTCAGCGGTAGGAATTACTCGACAAGCGGGCCAACGGCGTGAAAACCACGACGAACGGTCGTCAATACTCTGAATCTCGGGCAGCTGTTCTACTAGATTGCTAGACGCGCGCGACATTTACTGAAATTCAGATCATGCGGGGTACATATGTACCCCGTGCCCGGAGGCCCAATTTCTGGACATCCGGTTCATCGACGCACTGAAGCGCGGATCATCGACAGACTGAAGTCCGGCGCATCAAGCCACCGCCTGCGGGTGTGTCGACACACCCTCTAGGGGTGCGTCATACCACCCGGAACCGGTGTGTCGACACACCGTCATCCAGTTAGTGTCACCTCGTCACAGAATGAAAACCACGATGAGACCTCCGTGAAAAAAAATTTTCAAAAAATTTTTGAAAAAATTCATGAGTGTCGATGAGTCACAAACAGATCCAGTCCTCTCACGACCCATTTGCGATGTGGATTCCGGCCCGATTTTCGGCCCATCCCCCACAATCACCCACTTGTCTCGCGCGCGGGTAGGTCAGTAGAACACTCCCCCTCTCTCTCGAAAAATAGACCGATGTATAGCTATAGCTATCCTGCTCACTCTCTCTCTTTTTCTCTGTATATCTTTCCTCTCCTACTGACCTACGCCCGCATAACGGCCGCCCGCGCGTAAGGCTCTCATCAGAAAGCATGTTCCCTACATCTCTCCGCGTCCGCCTGGCGAATCCAACACCGCGATCGCCGGAGCCACTTTTTCGAGAAAATTGGGCGGAAAATTGGAGAGTTTGCGCTGAAGTTGGTTGATTAGGCGTCGCCACACTCCTCTCAACCCCACTTCAACCAACCCGCTGCCGAGCTGATTGCGGAACACTAGTAGCGCCACGCTCAACAGTGTGATTTGGTCCTGGCGAAAGCGAAACTCATTCCAGGAAAAGACCCTGTCCCCAAAGTCAGTCGCGGGCAATTCCAACATGCACGGCTCGAAGCCAGGATGCGACTTGCGTGATTCATACCAGCGCAGTAACTCATGCACGTTGCCGGGCGCATTCTTCAGGGCCGGGCCGATGTGGCTGGACCAGTCCTCCGGCAATCCGGCCCTCCCAAGCGCGCCGTGAGTGAGCCAGTAATGGCAGCGGATCCAGGGGTTGATGAAATAGCGCTCTAGCTCAAAAGGTGAGATCCATGTGTCATAGACAAGGACCCCAACTCCGCTACCTGCCGCCCGGTCCATATCGATCATCCAGCGCGGGCTGAACTCAGCCCAGATCTGCGGGTCGGGCTCCCAGACGTCAATCCGCTCACGCAGCATGTGCCAGGCATATGCGGCGACCTTCCGCTGCCAGTCGTCATTGTCGGGATTCGCCGCGCTGAGTTGGCACCAGATGACTTGGCGGGCAAGCTCATCATCCATCGTCATTCGGATAACGTCACCACCGACGGGCTTGGGAACCTTGGCCAGTCCGCCGATGAAACCGGCCGCCCAAGCGTCAGCCTCAAGCTCGCGCTTTTCTTCAGGTCGCAATCGCATCACATCGAGGAATGCCTTGCGCCCGCAGTGGATGTTAGGCAGATCCGTCACGCTAGCAACCTGCCGTCGTCCCAGACGAAGCCGCACTCATCGATCTTGTCGTCGATGCGAGACTCGAACAACTCCCAGGCCTCCTCATCGCTCAGCCGCCAGATGACGTCGGCGCCGGGCAGGGCGCGCGTGCTCGGCGAGAACTGCTGGCCATTGACAATCAACTCGCCGCGCGCGGGCTGAGCGGCATACGCAGCGTCCAGGAACGCCTCCGCCTCCTGGACGCACTCTTCCAGATACATAGGATCCATCACTTGCCCTCCGGCTTGGGCTTTGGCTTGGCGACGGGCTCGCCGCAATTGGGGCAGTACAGCCCCGGGCCTGCCGCATTCGGCAGCGCGTGGCCGCAGTTCTTACAGAGATCAGTCATCACGTGAGATCGATGGGCGCGCGGCGGAAGCCCGAGTCAGGGTCCTTGGCGTGCTGACGGATTAGGTCCATGACCTCGTCGGTCACAAGCGGTCGCAAGTCCTCGGGCACACGCTCGCGGAACTCGTCCAGCGGGATACCCGGCATGTAGCCGTCGAACCGCAGCATCTCCTGCCAGTCGTCGGGCCACTCGACGTGGCCGTTATCGTCAGGCTCGGGCTCCTTGTTGAACTCCTGGTAGTAAGCGCCACCGGCGGGGTGATCCCATCCGACCACAACGCGGTCTTGGCCATCAGGCCACTTGCTCAGAATAATCCTACTCATTCGTCCTCCAATTTGACGGTGTTGAAAGAAAAGTCCCCGTTCACGAGGGGCTGTCGCTTTGTCCACTCGGCGCGACCGCCTCCGATCAGGGCCTGGCTGACGAAGATGTCCGCCCAGTCCGGCGGATCAGAGCGGCTAACCCGCATCACGGTTATCAGCAGATCCCCTGACCAGAATTGGTCGCCCTTCTTCATGTGTCGTGGTTCCGCTCGCGCTCGGCGGCACGGATTGCCTCCAGCGCGAGTTGGTCGAGTTCGTCCGGGGTGAAGTGCCCGGCGAAGTTGGGGCCGCCCCTCGGGCCTTCGCACCAGAGGGTCAGACGACCCTCCGGTGCATTGTGGCTCTTGTCGAAGTGCGGCTGGTAGTCTTGCCAGCTCATGATCCTCTGAGGTTCACGCTGCTGCCAACCCCGCCTTGCGGAGCTTGCGCACGTAGGACTCAATCCACGCGAGCGGCGCGGTCACGACGGTGTCGAAGTTCAACGCCGTCGAGTACCAGACGCCCTTGAACCCGGGGCTGATCTCTCCCGTCTGGACGACCACAGCCGTCCATCCGTTCGCGTGACGCTCGCGGAACACCTTCCAGATCGAGCCGTCATCTGCGACTACGATTTCCATCGGATTGATGCTGTGCATGGTGCTTCCTTTCAGATAGTGTAGATCGTTACGGGCACGCCTTCCTTGCGTGCGATATTGATGGTCATCCACTCGCCGGATCTGTAGAATTCCGGCTCACGGACGAACGCTACCAGTTCCGTCGCGTTGTGGACCATCATCTCGTTGCGGCGTCGGTAGGCCGACGCCCTGTCCTCCCGCTCCGGGCAGTTGATGATCTCAACGTGCCGTCGCGGTAACGCATCCGACGTAAGCCAGATGCGAAGCTTGTCGTTGTGCGGCGCGGCCGGCATGAACAGCTGGTGCTTGGTATCATGGTACTC